CGGCAGTCTGATTTCACGACGTGTCACGTCATTGTCGGTGACTCCCTTGCGATAGGCGAGTCGGAGTATCGCCCGCAGCACGGCCCACGCCTTGCGTGCGGCGCCGGCCTGATTGAACGAGCCGAGCCACTCCTCGATGTCGTTCGCGGTGATCGACTCCATGTCGACGCCAGCCCATTTCGGCTGGATATGGCAGCGGTAGGCCGACTCGTAGCCCACTCTTGTGCATTCACGGAGCCTCGCGCAGGACGGCCACCAGACATCATCCACGAACGTTCCCAACAGCATTCTTCTCACCTTTCACCTTGTGAAAACCCACAGTCGGCATCGTTCCGGCGAAACGTTCCGACCTGTGGGTTTTCCACCCGTTTTTCAAACCACTGTTCTAAAGGAGGACACGGATGACCAAGATCAATTTCGACTTCGGCAAACCCAGTGCCGGCGGCATCGCCGACCTGTCCAACGCCACCGTGAGCGTGATTCCAACCGAACGCTTCCGCAACGACTCACGCATCGTCGTGCGGGAAGGCTTCGAAGTCGCACTCGACGCGAAAGGCAAGGCGACCGTGACGGTTCCACCGACCGACAACACCTTCTGCTACGAGGTCACCGTCGGACTGGACACGGACCTGTGGAAGTTCCGACGCTACGTGACCGTGCCTGACAGTACGACGGCCGTGGAGTTCGCGGATCTGGTCGATGTGGATTCGGATACTTTGGCTCCTGCGCTTAACAATGGTGTGGCCTTGACCTACCTGCTGGCGTCCAGCTTGCAGGAGGCGCAGGCCATGTCGAAGGCGAATCCGGGTCAGATGGTGTTTTATCCGGAGGGTCAGGCTAAGACGGTGGCTTCTCAGATTCTGGAGGATCTGACCGGTGCTCGTGCCGTGGTGGAGTCGCAGTCGGCTGCGGCTGCTCAGGCGGCTAATGCGGCGCAGGCTTCGGCTGCCGGTGCGCAGGCGGCGAGCGTGCAGGCTGCGGATGCCGTGCAGTCTGTGTCGGAGCAGACGGCTCAGGTGTCGGCCAACGCCGCTGCGGTGCAGTCTGTCGCCGATAGCATTAGCGAGTCCAAGGCCGTGGTGGAATCCCATGCGACCGACGCGCTGACCGCGATCGATGAGGCTGTCAGGCAGGTGCAGGACAAGGCTTCGGATGCGACCGGCGATGACAAGGCCGAGACCCCGGATGCCGCAGCCGACGGTTCGCAGGAGGCCTGACAATGGGCGTGCTTTTGAACGGCGTGAGAGTGGGCGAACCCGTCATCGACGTGGACGCGGACGGCCAGCCGGTCTTCTGGAACGCTCTCTACAACGGCGTGCAGGTATGGCCGCCAGCCGCCGAAACACTCGTGGACGTGTGGCTCAAACCGGTCGATTTCACGGCTCAGGCACTCTATGCCGACCATCCGGAAGTCAAGGTGGCCGCTCAGAAGGTTTTCGCCGACGGTCATATCGAGGACGCGTCCTTGACGCTTTCCACGGCGGATACCACCGTGGCGAGCATCAATGCCGGCACAGTGAGCTTCGTTTCCGACGCTTCGAATTTCCTCACCGTCCTCAAACAGGACGCTTTCAACGCTTGCCACGTGTCGATTGGCGAAGGCGGCAAGGCTTTGGGCGCCAAGCAGATTCTCGTCCAGCCCGACCAGCCCAATACGGTTCCGGTCGGCAGCCTGTGGTGCCGCACCGAGAAACTCCACAATGGTCTCAAGTATTACACCGGCGCAGTCGGCGACGATGCGAATGTCATGTGCTTCTTGCTCGACCGTGTCCGCGAGGTGTGGCGCAGGGAATGGGATGATTGGAAGCTTTTGACCGGAAAGGAATTGGAATGAGACGTAAACTCGCCTATTCGAACCCTATGCTGGCGGATTCCACCGCACGTTTCGGCAGTCTCCCGCAAGGGGACTGGCATGTCAGCAAGACGGGCGGCAAACTCTTCGTGGGCGATACCAGCTGGAACCGTTACGCCATATTGGGCGAAACCGTGAATGAAACGGAATTCCATTTGGACAAGACCACGAGCATGCTGGTGCAGGCACAAGACAAGACTACTTGCATGAATATCGCCATCGAATCGAAACCTGCATACGACATTTACGTCGTGGGGGGGGGGCTTCCGGGCTTCTTCACCGCGCAGACCGCGCCGTACTAGCCCCGTCAAGGCAGGTGGTCGGCGATGATCGTGCGGAATCCGGCGAAAACCACCAAGACCATCGTATCGAACGGCAATTCATTCCCCGGCACCGTGGAAGGGCAGACCTACACGGCGACCGAGGACAATCAGCTCTTGCGGTTGTGGGGCAACATCGTCCTTCCATCGCTGACGGGCGGATACATATGTTCGGCTGTCATCGAGGATGTGCAGGGGCGTGTGGAGCCGACGACATCTGTCACGTTCAGCGGCGGTCTGGCAATCACGGAGAACAAAAACCTGTGGACCAAAGGATTGCTCATGGGCGCTGGTGCGAAGGTCCTGCTCGCATGCCGAGGAATCTTCTCGGACGACGATTGGATTGTCCTCCAGGCGGTCGGCGTCAACTGCTTCGACAAGGATACGGCAATCTACTAGCCCTCAGTTTGGGGGTGGCGGCGTGAGAATCAGGAATCTCTACGATCCGCCGACCCTGAAGGACCGTGATCCGGTGGTGCCGTGGGCTCCTGCTGGGATGACCGCCTCGTCGAAGATCACCGACGAGGGCTGTGAGATAACCGTCACCGGCGAAGTGGAACAGGGCTGCTGGCTGAATCCGCCAACACCACGGCCTGATGGGCTGGCGAACGTCGTGTGGCAGAAGAAGGACGGCTCGTATCTCATCGGCCTCATCAAGAATATGACTGTGCAGATGCCTGTAGGAGTGACGGTGCTGACCCGCCTGTGTGGTTTCGATGACCGTTCGCTCGTGGACATACTGCAGAATGCCGGATTGCCGCTCGTGTTCGCCGCCGAGGACCACCCGTATTAAACAAACCACAGCCCCGCCACGTGCGGGGCTTTCCTGTAAAGGAGATGTAATGTGCTGCAGAATTTTCTAGCCGGTTTCGGGGGAGTGGGTGGCGCGTGCGCCCTCATCACGCTCGGACTTAAAGTCTGGCCGGGCGCTTTGGACACGTTGGCAACCGGATTGTGCGCGCACGTGCAACCGGAACGGCTGCCATACGATTCGCCGCTCTCGCAGCATTTCGCCAAGACACGGCAGCTTGGCGAACGCACCGAGAAATTCGACGAGCGCATGGACGAACTCTGCCGTGACACCATCAAAAACACGCTGATCTCACTGATGTACGGCGACCGCACGACCGACCATAGCGAGGCCGTCCGATACGAGTTGGCGAAGCTTGAGAAATTGGACGCGCAATGCTGGATAGTCAACGCAGCCGAAAAATACTTGGAGGACAGGCAATGACGGCCAGCATGCTCGCTTTGACGTCCGTTGCCGCCGTGTTCGTCGCGCTGCTGCTTGCGGTGGCGTGGCTGTTGTGGCGGGGCCATGACGTGCCGGTCTGGCTCACCTGTGTTACGACGCTGCTTTTGGCCGCGTTCACGCTCGTCTGCGTCGTCCTGCTCATGCTGCCGCTCCTGCGACTACTGGAGATGGCCGTCATGATATGGACGCTCGCAGTGGCGTAAAACCATCAAAAAGGAGGAAAAAATATGAAATCATGGGAGAATCTGGAGGCTGACGAGAATCTCATCCTCTCCACCCACATGACCAAAGGACGCCAGGGATGCAAGATCGATAAGATCGTCGTGCATCATAATGGCGGCAACCTGACCGGCAAGGGCTGCTACGACGTGTGGCAGACCCGTGAGGCTTCCGCGCACTATCAGGCGGCGGCTGACGGCAGGATCACGCAGCTCGTCTGGGATACGGACACGGCGTGGCATGCGGGTGATTGGAATGCGAACCTCACGTCCATCGGCGTGGAGCATGCCGACATTTCGACAGACCCGTGGATGTTGAGCGAGGCGACGTTGGACAACGGCGCGCACCTGGTGGCCGCGCTCTGCAAGCATTACGGACTCGGCAGGCCGCAGTGGCGCGTCAACGTGTTCCCGCACTCCGACTTCACATCCACCGCCTGCCCCGCATCCATCGCAGGAGACCAGCGCGACGACTACATGGCTCGCGCCCAGGCATGGTACGACAGGATGACCGGCGCGACTGCGCCGACGCCAACCGTCCAGCCGACGCAGTCCGCCACTGCATCGTCCTCCGCAAACGTGCTGCCGGGCACGTACCGTGTGGCCGTGGACGGGCTCAACGTGCGCGACCGTCCGAGCGTATCCGGCAATGTGGTCGCCACCTATTCCAACGGACAGACCGTCAATCTGGACCATTGGGGCACGGTCGCGGACGGCTACATCTGGGGCCGTTACACGGCCTATAGCGGAGCAGTGCGCTACATCGCATTGGCTCCCGCTGACAAGTCAACCTGGTATCTCGTCAAAGCTTGAAAGGAAGGTGGCATTAATGGCTGAGCATGCAAAAGATAACACTTTGGAGACCACCATCGCCAATCTCACCGACGAGCGCGAGGACGGCACCGACAACGTGCAGTCCGACAGCGCGTACACGCCCGTATTTTCGAAGCAGGTGCGCACCGTCGTCTACGTGTTGGGCCTGATCGCTTCGTGCGTCGGACTTGGTTTCATGACGTTCGGTGATGCGGCGGTCGGCGGCTACATTTCGACCGTGGCCGGCTTCATCGCCAGCGGTCTTGGTGTCGCCTACAATCCGCTGCGCAACGCCTGACAGTGAGTGATTTGCGGGTGTGAGACTCAACCTCGCGCTCTTGCGGTTTTTCCGCGAAAACGACGTTTCACGACTCGTTCGACGGTTTTTGCAGTCAAATGTTACGCATGCCCCTCTCTCAGCTGATGCTGGGGGAGGGGCTTTTCTTGTTATTCGGCGTGTTTGCGTGGTCGTCCGCCGCCGTCGCGGCGGCCCGGTGGTTTTGTGCGAATACCGTCTGGATCACGCTCACGGCGAGACGAATGTCCGCCGTCATGGGGTATCGTTGCAATCGAACTTGAGACCCGGACCTGCTTTGCTGGTGGGCAGGGTTTCGGGTTCGAAGCGTGTGGCTGGCTGCCGCAGGCATCCGATGGCGAGTCGATGCGCCATCAGCGAGAGCTGGATGTCTCGCCCAACGGCTGGGCCAGACGGTTGAGACCAACCGGAGCCGTGACCCTTCCCGCGCAAACGGGACGCTAGTCATGCAGAAGACTGTAAAAAGATCAGCCACACGGCTTCGGAGGGGTGCTTGGTCGGTGCCCCTCTTTTAATTTTCTGGGAGGATTCCGGGCGTGAACGTGACCGAGGCGAAGCGGCGGATGCTTGGCGAGGCCCGAAAGGCAGCCCGACTATACGCCAATCTCGTCGGAACGATCACGAGAATCGCGTGCGACGACGGGATGACGCTGGACATCCAATGGAAGGCCTCGAACTTCGCCCACCTATGCGGCCTGGAATACTACGCCGACGACAACCGCACCCGCAGACTTCCCGCCCGACGCCTGTACACCGACCTCCTGTCCGGCCATGGGATCTCGGTGAAAAGGGTCGCGCCCACCGGAGACGCGCGATGGCTCGCGAGGAAGACCGACGTGATAGCCAGCGCATTCGCACTGAACGACGCATCCATGGTGGTCGAATCAGGCAACAGCCGGATACGCCTCTACATGGGAAACACAGTCTGGTGCATCGGCCTCGGAAGAAGCGGAGAGGACGGCCCCTACTATCCGCAATCCCTACGCAAGGGGAACGCGGCCAAGGAAAAAATGCCAGGAACCCAGATCCACCATGTAGTCTCGATCAAATACCTGAACACGGCACAGTGCCACCCATCGATCCAAGACTGACAACATCCAACCTCCAACAACAAAACCGCCCCGGCGCTCGCGGATGAGCGCCGGGGCGGACGTCACTCCGCCGGATGCTTGCGCGGCCTGCCACCGCCGACTCCGCGGCCGGGGCGTTGCGCGTTCCATTGGTCGATGGTGTCGGGGAGCCAGCCGCGCGTGCGGCCTATTAGGGCGTCCGGCTGGGGGAGCTTGTAGGCGCTGACGGCGGCGGTGCTGATGCCGAGGCGCTTGGACACGTCGGTGACGCTCAGGTATTTGATGGTCATGTCAGTCCTTCCTTCCGGCGATGAGCGCGAAGACGGCGCTGACGATGGCGCATCCGGCGGTGAGCGCGAACGGCCAGCCGAACCATGCGCTGGCGGCGGTTCCGAGCGCGAACACCGCGCTGACTATCGATTCTGTTCTCATGATGTTCCATGGCATAATCGGAGATATGGGGTTCCGGCCCCTACGACTGGCCGGAACCCTTTCTCACTTTTTCCTCTTCGGTTTCCGTCTCATCTCCTTGATGAGTCCGGTCATTGCTTTGATGAGGGCCGCGATGCTTGCGACGAGAAGCGAGATGCTGGTGATTATCTCCGATGGTGTCATGTTCACCTCCTTTCCTTGATATAAACTATATTAGCATAGTAAATAAAGTATTGCAAGCCGAAACACAAAAAACAGAGAAAAAATCAACGGATTGATAGACTTGATGCCACGCAAACGAAGGGGCGAGCATGGCCTACACAATCCGCCAATACACGACAAAATCCGGCAAACGCTACGAGGTGCGCTACCGCAAACCGGACGGAACGCCGACCGGCAAAAGAGGATTCCGACGCAAAATGGACGCCGACGCATGGGGCGCGGCCAACGTCACCACCGCGAAAAACGTCGGAGCCTACATCGACCCACAGGCCGGAAGAAGACTCGTGGAGGACTTCTGGACGCCATGGCTGGCCGCGAAGAAGACCAAGGCCAAGCCAAGCTACGTCAAGTCATTGGAGGATGCTTGGCGCGTGCATGTCATGCCGCAATGGGGTGTGCGTGAAGTCCAGTCCATCACAAGGGGCGAGGTGCAGCGGTGGGTCACCGATCTGGCCGGCAAGCGCAGCGCGTCGGTGACCATCCGCGCCGAAAACCTCCTGCGCAACCTCTTGGAGAGGGCGAAGGAGGACAAGTGCATCCACGAAAACCCATGCGACAGCATCGAACTGCCGCGCAAACAGCGCAGACGACACGTGTATCTGGCAGCCGACGAACTCTCGCGTGTGGCGTTGCATTGTGGTTGGCGTGAGCCTATCGTGCTCACGTTGGGCCTGTGCGGCATGAGGTGGGGTGAGCTGGTCGCGTTGCGCGTCGAGGACGTTGACCTGCAGCGATGCAGGCTCCATATCTGGCGCAGTATCACCAGACTGTCCAGCGAGATGGTGGAGACGGATCCGAAAACCCATGAGGGACGCTCCGTCATGTTCCCGCGGATTCTCAGACCATTGCTTGCCGAGCAATGCGACGGACGTGGCCAGTCGGATTTTCTTTTCACGGCTCCGGGCAAGCCGTTGGACGAGCCTATGACGAACGGTTGGAATCCGACCAGGAGCGATGGCTGGTTCGCGGTCGCGCTGCGCAGGGCCGGCATCGAGCGCGGGCATATGACGATACATGACCTGCGGCATACCGCCGCGAGCCTCATGGTGCAGTCCGGCGCGAACGTCAAGACCGTGCAGCGGCAGCTCGGCCACAAGTCGGCCGCGATGACGTTGGATGTGTACGCCGACCTGTTCGACGATGATCTGGATGACCTGTCGGAGCGCATGGGCGGTCTGCTGTTTTCGCAGGATGTGGGCAAAATGTGGGCGCAGACCGTCGAGAATGTTTCGGAAACGTTGGAATCGGTGGGGGTTGACCGTTGA